GACGAATTCAAAGCGGCGTATCAAAAGTCCTGGCGCGTCGGCAATGGCGTCCACACCTCGGATGTCACTCGATGGGATGTGGGATGTGATGCTGGCGTGCTCAACTTCGACGTTCACGTCATGCGAAGGTCAAAATTTCCGGAAGCGTACATTGAGGAGTACATGGAAAGGAGATTAACGTCCAGGAGCCAGCACGGGCCTATGGCAACCATGCAGAATTCTGGTGACCGGTACACTTGGGCCCTCAATTCTCTTCGTCGTGCCACGTTAGCCTCTCTTGTTTGTCAGGTCACTCCTGCCGACACCGTCGCCATCAATGGCGATGATGAGGCAATTGACCGCATGGTCGACGCGCTCCCATTCAAGGACTCGCCATGGGAATTCAAAGACCAAAATGGCATGACTGGTGAATTTAGCGGTTTCGAGCTAGGTGGTCCAACACCTCTTTATTCTGCGCGAGGCATAGCCTATCGAACCCTGATCCTCATGAGCCGCGACCCTTCCGCCCAAGACAAGTGGGTAAACTACCTCGACTTGTTATCACACTGCGATCTGGACTCTCCAGAAGCAGTAGATGTTGCCAACTCCGCCCGTCAACACATGCGCCTGGAACTTTTCCAGGAGTATCTGCCATCTCCGCTCCGCCCTCTGTTTCCAGAGGTTTTTACGTGAGGTCTTGTTCTCTTTCCTTTTCTTTTCTTACCCTATCTAACCGCCTTTACTTTTCTTCTTTTCCTTCGACCTCACACTTTTCCTCGATGTCCTCGGCATGACTTAAAACTGCCAGTACGCCATCTCCGGAGCGATCCGCCCGTAAGGGCGTCTGTGCGTGAATTCCCCCCTAAAATGGCAATTAGGCAATCACGCGCGTGTCACAGTGGGAGCATCCGATCCCTTCCCCATACTGTGGCTGTCTGAGCCGATCATACACCAATGAGGTGTGAGTAGGCATGTTTACTCACTGGTACGTGACCCGACACATCACGCCCACACCACCAACTACGCCGGTGGAACTGCAGAGACTGCACGCTCAGCGGGCATTGCCTGGCACATTCTTTCATGCCTGGATTCCCCGATGTCTGAAAGGAACAGTCCACTGCCTCTTGGGGCAAAACCCATTCGCAATAGAGGTTATGCTCATCCATGCAATATAGTCTC